GTGAGGCTTTGGTGCCACCAGACATGGCGCCAATATAGGCATCGAGGTCGGAGGGTGCGTCTGAGGCATTCAAGGTGATAGAGTTATTCTGGATTTGCAGGTCAGTATAGGTGGGTCTGTAGACCACACCTTTTAGCCAGATATCACCGTCTAATTTTAAGGTTCCTGTGGCATCAATAGAAAGACCAGTATTGCCATAGCCACCGCCCACATCCAAGGCATTGAAGCTTGAGGTTCCAGCATCCACAGTAATGGCATTGGTAAAATGCCCTGTTCCTGAGACATCTAATTTATAGGTAGGGTTAGTGGTAGCAATGCCGACGTTGCCACCGTTCATCCAAGAAATACCGCTCGAACGAATCCTTACCGTTTCCGCATCAGCTGAATCGTATAAGCTGACAATACCACTATCTGAAGCATCCCATACATCAAAAATGGGGTCAGTAGTAGATGAACTCTGTACTGCCCGAATTGTGACATAATTACTGCCAGGTGCTTTTAGCGTAAGTCTAGCATTAGTCACAGGCGCAATACCAATACCAGCCCAGTTCACTACTCTCATATTGCCATTAACATCCAGAGTTGAACCCGGATTCGTCGTCCCGATGCCGACGTTGCCTTCTTTATCTACTACCATTACATCTGCTCCACCACCAGTTTTGTTATAACTATGTATATGCAATCCAGTATTCGGTGAGGCGATTCTCGTCCCTAAAAACCACTCATTACTAAAAGCTTGGGCTAACATGATCCCAGTTTCATAGGATGTGCTATCACGATTAGTCTGTATAAAGTTCGAGATGGCTGGTTTAGCCACGACTAAGGTTTGTCCCACATTCGTGGTGCCGATGCCGACGTTGCCGCCATTAGGATTTAATAACAGAGGATAATTAACGGCGAGGGTTGTCTTATCGGTGCTCTGTAACCAAGCGCCATAACCGCCTGCTCTGATACCGATGTCCAATACTGCATTATCATTTCCTTGTTCAATTCTTTGTATTCCACTCTGAGTTGTTCCGCTCGTAGCAGGATTGCCAGCAGTTCCTTTTATATCTAATAACTGCACGGGCCCCGTCGTGCCGATGCCGACGTTGCCGTCGGTGTTCAATACCATCTTATAAGCACCGCCACTCAGGAAAGCTACAGGTTTTGCCGTGCCAGAAGCGCCATTAACGTGCCCGACGCGCACAAAACTGCTGTCAAAATCCAAAATTGCACCAGGAGAACCGCCACTAAAATTATAACTTGGACCTATAGATTTGATTGCCCTATTAACTTCCAAAGTTTCGCTGGGATTCGTCGTGCCGATGCCGACATTGCCGCCGGATTGAATTGCCACCACCGGTGAAGTACTTGCCGCTGTCCCACCTAACCATACATTGCCGTTATCTTGCATGACCATCCGCGTGGTAGCAGCCGCTGGATCAATCGTAGTGCTTACATCAAAATAAAGATGCGTATTTAAGAATATCCGGGCGGCATTGGTATCATCATTATCCACCAGCTCAAAAGTACCTGCGTTAGTCCCCTCAACCCTAACATGTCCTACGCTGCCTGAAGTTTTTACATGCAATTCAGTAGACGGATTCGTTGTACCGATGCCGACGTTACCAGAACTTCCTTGAACAAACAACTGATTCGTTCCAACAGTTAAATCGGAATCTGCATCAGTATTTATGTTTATATCCCCTGTACCTGCTGGCGTGATAATGACCGCTCCATTACCGCCGCCATTTAGTCGTAAGTGTTGTCCAGCAGTAATAGTGAAGTCTTCACCTGACCCACCTGCAGTCAAGGTTCTGTAAGCACCGCTGGAAAGCTTTATATTACCGCTCACTTCAAGCTTCGCCCCTGGTCCCGTTGTCCCGATGCCGACGTTGCTCTTTCCTACAATCAATGGGCCTGGTGTCCCATACAATCCAATCTGTAAATAGGAATTGGCGGCAGTCGCTTGAGGATAAAAACTTATAGTACCCGACAAGTCTGTAGCCGAACTTCTGCCAACATGTAAACCTATACCATTATTGTTAGCCATACTTGGAGCGAGGATGCGAGCTATTATTGACTCCGTCGTCGCCCCGCTACTTACATCAAAAAGATACGCAGGCCCCGTTGTACCGATGCCGACGTTGCCGCCTGCTTGAACTGCCATTTTCGGTGCTGTATTCGCTGCTGTGCCGCCTAACCAGACATCGCCAGCGCCTGTTATCTGCAGCGTCATTCTACCTGCAGCAGCGCCTGTCCTAAAAAGGAACCCTGCTGTATCGCTGTTCCTTGTCAACAAGAAACTGCCAGCGGGTTGAATCTCTATAGCTCCTATCTGGCTTTGCGCATCATCGGTGAAGAAAATGTTGGAGTTGCCATTACCGTCAACCCGTACCCTTACGTCGCCATCAACATCTAAAGGTTCCTGCGGCGAATTCGTCCCGATACCGACGTTGCCGGACGTTGTATATACACTGGTCGTTCCTGTCCAAGAATCATTGGTGGTATCAGCGGCTCCTGCAGTAATTCCATCAAGTTTAGTGCCATCAGCAGAGACATCCCTGCCATCTACTGTGCCGCTGACAGCGATATTGCCAGAGACATCTAATTTTTGACTTGGCCCCGTCGTGCCGATGCCGACGTTGCCGCCTTTTATGGTCATTCTTGGGGTTAGGGTTCCAGTATCTACGACTTCGAAATTCAATTGTCCCTGTTCAGAACCCGCCACATTTGAGGAAATAAGCCCGATTATTTGGGCGTATCCTTGAGCGGCAGCACCACTATCGAGACCGTAATATGCTAATCCACCCAACTCAGCTCCATTTGTCATAGTAGCACGATTGAGTTTTTCATCAACACGCGTAGAAGCATCATATAACTCTAATTTCACTCCTGGATTCGTCGTGCCGATGCCGACGTTGCCGTCTGTTTTAATCCAGACCCGATCAGTTTCACTCGTTCTAAAGGTCAGGGGTGTGTATCCTCCGCCCCCAGCATAGGTAGAGGATATCCCGCCTACACTTCCATTGTGAAAAAGTTCAAGGGTTCTCCGATTTGCAGTATTATCAGCAGTTAGCCATAAGAGTCCTCTCGTTTCTAAAGTCACAGCCGGGTTCGTCGTGCCAATGCCGACCCTGCCGGCTGATGCCCCATCCCCTCCTATGAAGAGCCTATCAGAATCAGTAGCACCAGCATTCCTACGAATAAACAAATGCCCGCTTGCACTGGTGACAAAGAAATTCCAACCATCTGCTGCATTATACTGTTCTAATTTTAACTGGTTCGCGTCAGTAGTGGATTTAACCGTCAGACAACTTCCTGGACTCGCCGTCCCGATGCCGACGTTGCCGGCGGTTGTTGTATATATAGACGCACCACCCCCAGTTGACTGTACCTTAAATACTGTCCCACCAGTACCTGCATTCTTAACAGTAACAGCATCGCCTTGTACCTCAAGACCTGTGCCACCTTGAACGTTAATGAAGTAGGTGTTATTGCCATAGAGATCGATTTTTGTACCTGTACTCTGCGGGAACGACAGTGGATTCTGCGGCCCCGTGGTCCCGATGCCGAGACGGTTGTTGGTGGCGTCCCAGTAGAGCTGGCCGTTATCATAGGTGAGGGTGTTGGAATCGCTCCAGTAAGGAAGGTGGCCCGCCGCGCCTGAACCGTCTATTGTCCCTGAACCGCTAATCGTGCCGGTGGCGGTGACGTTGCCGCTTGAGTCAACCCTGAATGTCTCGGCCGCTGCCGCTCCTGCGGCCATGTTCTTGAACACAATGTCAAAGTCCTCGCTTGTCGCGGTGGCGTCTGTAGCCACGGCCTCGATGACGGCGCCTACTTCGTTGTTGTCCGCAGAGGTCTCCACCTCAAACTCTAATCCTGCCCCGATGTTATTGGCCGGGGTGCCGCTGGTGATATGCGTCAGGCGCAAGGGATAGGTAACAGCGTTGGTGGTGGCATCCGAGAGCTCCGGATGCAGAAGCCGGTCCGGCCCCGTCGTCCCAATGCCGACGTTGCCGCTCATATATGTGTTGTGTGCCAAAATTTCATTGGCGATGAAGTTGTGGGTACCTTCTACTTCAATGTCGTAGACTTGTTCGTAGCCGATGTATCTAATGGATGAAATTTTGTCCCACACCACATATGGGTCATTTGCAGCTTTCGGCTGCTGGTCATAGGTCATAGGGATTAGGCCGTTGACTACGGCGATTTCATCGCCTTTTTCCAGGTAAATTACTTTGAGCCAGTCTCCTTTAATAACATCATTCGGCGCATAAGCATAAGCCGACTCCTGAATTTGCACTTGACAAGCTAAGCTGTATATGGTATGTTTTAGATAGCCAAGGAGGAAGTTATGACTGTGATTGCAATACCTAATATTCTGAAAGAAAAATTTGGAGATACGGTTGCCCAGGCCTTTATCGATCTGCTTAACCAAGTTGAAGAGCGAGCCAAAGACAGAACTATTGAAGTTGTGGAAGAAAGATTTGAACGCCGCCTTAGTGAAGAAATCGCCCGTCTGGAAACCCGGATGATTAGATGGATGTTCGTTTTCTGGATTGGCCAGTTTGCTTCTATAGTTGGTGTATTGACTGCCATCCTCTTCGCCTTCTTCTAAAAGTAAACTCCCATTATATTTGCCTTCGGCAAATGGCTCATTGCTCATAGTTCTTAGCTCCTTGTTTTTATGAGCGATGAGCGATGACCTATGAGCCACGTCTGACGCTATTTGACTGCTGTCAGACGTATACCGCCATACTGCTCGTGCTTCGGAAAACTCTCTGTCTTCTGATAAATCTTCTCTACCCAATCCATGCTGTTCTGCCATACCTCTAAGTCTTCGAACGGATATTTGCTCTCGTTGTTCATCTGTTATTCCCCTTTCCTTGACCAGATAGGGATGATTGCCTGTGGTCTTGATTGACCTGCCGGATTCCGTAGTCAATTCAAAGACTGGCTTGACGCCCATATCTAATAACGCGATTATCCTATGTGGCTCAATTATACCCAGGTCTTCGTTAAGTGAATAAACCATCATCTCGGGTTTGACGTCCTTGATTTTTACAACCTTTAACCTAGAACCTACAACGCCCGGAGCAAAAATTGCC